GTATGCCAAGTTCTGTTGCAAGTTCAACTGCCTCACTCAAATAACGATATGCTTTCAATCCAATCTTTAATTGTTCACATTGTTTTGAAATACTATCAATCCAAGTTTGGTGCGTTGAAACTAAATTACCTTTAGCAACTCGCCATTGTTCTAATTGTTGGTACTCATCTTTAGTACAAGCAATCGTTCTTGAACGACAATGAGAAGTTCCAATAACATCTAATTGGTATTGGTCATTAAAAGATTTAGTCATTCCAGTTTGGTCATCATAATAACCATTACGACTACCAAGAAATTTATCGTTAGCCTCTTGGTGTTTAGTTTTAAATGGATTATCTTGTTTGCCCTCTTGTTCAGCAAGTATGTCAGCATTAAAACCATTTTGTTTTAACTCATCTCTATAGTAAGCATAAGCAAACTTTCTGCCCTCATCATGAGAGTATTCATTTCCATTTAGATTGCCATATAAACCAAAATCAAAATGAGATTTTGTTTCCTCATCTTCATTCTCATCATTGACTTCTGTGTGTGCAAAATAAAAACATTTATCTTTAGCAACCACATCACATGGACTTCCATACTTTTGTTTAAAGTGTCTTAACACTTTAACATCTTCTGGTGGATATGCTCTTTCAACTATCTCTTTTGCAAGTTCAAATGCTTTTACATATTCAGCATCAACATTCTCTCTCGCTTGAAGATATGCCTCTCGCTCTTGTGTGTTTTCAGTTTCGAAAACATTTTTTATTTTATTGAACATCTTATTCCGAAGTTCAGTATTTAGTCTTATCTTCGACATATATTTACTCCTTTGTTGATTTATTCAAATATTATCATAGTTAAAAATTTTTTAACATTGGTCAGATTGTCGCACCTGCGACATATTGTCGCACCTTGCATTTTTTTCTTGACTTGTACATTTTAGTCGCACCTGCATTTTTTTCTTGTAGTCAGGATTGTCCTGTGGTATCATTCAAATATAAATTAAATAGGAGAAAGTTATGAGTACACAAGAAATAATAGATATGTTTAAATCAGTTTATGAAATGATTAAACTTCATAAAACTTATACTGAACTTTTAGAAAAAAGAATTGCTCTTTTGGAGAAAGCTAATGACAGAATTTAATTTAAACAAATATCAAACACAAATGGCTTTATACAATGAGCCATCTTTTGAGGAAGATGAGAGATATGAACCATATTTATTTGGAGCAAAATATATTTGGTTCGGGTTTAAAGAAAATGCCTGCGACAATTTGGACAATATCATAAGAGATGAATCTATGATATAGTTGCATTATCAGTTTTCCTGGAAGATAGCCATTGGAAAACTGATACCGGATCCTATGAGCACTGTGTGTCTCGAGCTCCACTAGTGAGATAGGATCCGGTATCAGACCCTTGCTGATCGAACCTTTTAGGTATCGGATTATGAGAGGGGCTGATGCCTGGTCTTATTAACTTGGCCTAAGTCTTCAATTGATCACTGAAGATTATGATCTGAAAGAATGGTCGGTCAATCTCTAGTAAGACCTGGTATCAGTGGTGGTTAGCTGTGAGTATAAACACTAAAACACGGGTGCGCTTACGAGGATGGCCTCTCGCGATTATGGTAATCAGATGTGCTCCATACCCCGCGTAGCACACCACTGGTAGTTGGTCCACTATGACCGGACGGCTTCAGTGGGCCAGCACCAAGCATCAAGCGTCAAGCTTCGGCCACAATTGATGTTTATAATATAACCAATACAGGAGAAATACATATGAATGAAATAGATAAAAAAATAGAGACTCAAAGTTTCAATAACTTGACGGCTCTAGAAGAAAATATAAAAAACTTAGACGATGCGCAGCTGTCCGCTGAGATTGCTGAACTGGTGTTGGATGCTTCCGATACTGCATTGAAAAAAGTTTTAAAGATCCTGATTCAGGATCAAAAGAAGTCATTGGACCCTGATCTAATTGATGAGAGAGTATTCGATGAGGATTAGAAAAAATGATTTGCTGCCATGGTTCATCCAGGACCATGGCACATTGCCGGCTAGTTACCTGGACAGCTGCAGGAAGTTCTTTAAAGATTTAAGCATCAAGCAACAAGCGACAAGCGTGCGACATTTTGTCGCAGGACAAAATGACCCATTGACTCCGGGCTCAAGCATCAAGCGTCAAGCGGTCGCATTGTGGCGTCCGGGGATTCGTGTTAAAAATATAAAAAGGAGAAAAATATGAATACACAAGAAGCGTTAAAAATAGTTGGAGGGCTGTCAAAGCCTTCAAAGATGCCAGGCTGGGCCTATGGTATACCGGCGTCAGAGTGTAAGACTGGTAAGAAGCTGCAGGAGGTTCCGGGTTCTACTTGTTTTGGTTGTTATGCAACAAAAGGTTGTTATGTTTTTCCGGTTGTACAAGCAGCTCAATATAGAAGATTAGAATCAATTAAAAATCCATTATGGGTTGGAGCTATGGCTCTTCTAATTAATTCAAAAAAATCTAAATGGTTCAGGTGGCACGATTCCGGAGACGTGCAAGACGTTGATCACCTGCTAAAAATATTTGCGGTTTGCAAACTTACACCGGATACCAGACACTGGTTGCCAACAAGGGAAGCGTGGACTCAAGACTTCCTGGACCAGGTACCAGAGAATCTTACCTTAAGATTCAGCATGCCGATGGTAGACCAAGCAGCAGCAGGCAGCTGGGCCAACACGTCAACAGTGGTGAGTGGTGAAGGCAGAACCTGCCCGGCCCCTGATCAAAATAATGAATGCAAAGACTGTCGAGCATGCTGGGACGCTGCTGTGCCTAACGTTGCATATGGTAAACACTAAATATGTGGCATCATCCAAAATATTACGAAGAGCTGCGCAAGAAGCGCAAAGAGCTGGAAGCTTCCCTGAATCCTGAATCTGAGGATCAAGCGTCAAGCACCAAGCAGCCTCAAGCCTCAAGCGACAAGCATCAAGCCACAAGCATCAAGCATCAAGCGTCAAGCAACGATAAATAATTTTCAATCTCCTTGAACCCTGAAACCTTAGGCTCAAGCTTCAAGCCACAAGCTACCAGGTTCCGGATACAGGAACCTTCATAAAGTTTTGGAACCTTGAGGCAGGCATCCAGAACTAAGATAAAAGTATTGTATGGATGCTTCACGTGGAACGCAATTTGATGTGGAGAAAATTTGATCTTGTTAGTTTTTGTAACTTTGAGCTCTAATGTAAAAAAGTGCCCGTTATTATTATAGACCAATAGATCAGGAGTGCCGGGAAGGCTAAGATTCTCCAGTCGAATGAGCGAAAATTGTTTAAAAGTTTTTTTAATTTGTCCATAGAATTTAGTCTCAGGTTTCATTAATTTTTCAAGGCAACAGGCTAGCCTATTTTCTTCAAAACCTTACCCATATTCCATGTTTCAGCTTGAACGGTAAAAACCAGTCGGTGTGTCTCTCTAACGCCTATTAATTTATTTTCTAATAATTGTAAAGAGGTAATGTCATAATATTTTCCATCAGGAAGACAAACTTGTACACGTGCATTTTGTGCCGTTCCAGTATTCATCATTTTATCTAGTACTTGTCTTAAAAGTTTACCTTGCATAAATTTCTATTTTAAATATGGCGCCCCAGTATCCACAAGAAATCTTCGGAGTACTTGTTTCGTAAGCCGAACGCCATATAAATCAATCAAAGGTCGTTGAAGGTCGAACCAGAATACTTTGTTAAGTTATTTCTGCCCCCCAACAACACTTGTAATATTATCATTGTTGTGCTAAATATCAATAGCATATACATGGACAAAATGACGCAGGATAAAGCTAGAAAATGGGACGGAAAGTCAAGAGTATCTAATGATACTTATCGTAAACGTTGGGAAGAAATCTTTAAACCAAAAGAAGAACTAGAACCTGAAGATCAAGAATATTTAGATTCATTAAAAGAAAAACTGTAATGGGACTACCAAAAAAATTAACTGAACAACAAATTAAATTTGCTAATTTATTAATATCAGAACAAGGCAGAAAGTCTGCTACTGCATGCGCAATAGAGGCAGGTTATGCAAAAGAATCTGCAAGACAGGCTGCTAGTAAATTACAGAATCCAAAATTATATCCATTGGTAGTACAGTACATTGGAGAGTTAAGAGATGAATGGCAAAAACAATATGAAGTTACTTTTGGTAATCACATTGCAGAACTAGGTAAACTTAGAGATGAGGCTAGAGAAAAGAAAGCTTGGTCTGCTGCAGTTAATGCAGAAGTTGCGCGCGGAAAAGCAGCTGGTCTGTATATTGAACAGAAGATAATACGTACTGGTAAATTAGA